TCGGCGGTCGTGAAGTTTACGCCGATGTGCTTCTGGCTGGAGACAGTAAGCGTGGTGTATTGCTCGTTGTCGTCCTGAACCTGAAGGGCAGCGCCGTCCGTGACCAAAGCGCGGTCAGGAAGACGGATGCGGAGGGTCGAGCCGATCTTAGCGCCTTCTACAGCGAAAGAGTCGTCATACTGACGGTTTACAGTGCGGGTGAGGACAAGACTATTCTCAAGGATCTCAAGAGCCTTGCGAGTAATCATGTCGATTGTTAAAATCGAGTTAGACATGATTTAATTACCTACGGTTTTGCGCTTCCCATTTCTTGATCTGTCGCAACCGTTCGTTTTCGATCCATTGAGATGTCGTCATATCCTTGATAGATCTAGGATCTGTCGTATCATATCTTGGGCCGGAGCTTGACCGAGTAGTTGAGACAGGAGCAAGAGGAGCTGGCGCAGTTGAAGTGCGTTTTGTCGGCGGATCTGCGACCAGTTTGGCCTCAAGTCTACCGATCTCCTTTGCCTGCAAAATCGGCGGCAAATTGGCGATCCGTTGGGCCTCTTTTGGATTGGAGCCTAAGTGATAGATCACTTCGGGGCCAATGTCTGAAGCCTGGATAGCTTGGGCCATATAGTCCGTTACGGGGAGGTTCGGATTATACGCGACTTGTTCAAAGTCATCGTATCTATCGCGGGCTTCCTCTTCACGATCCTTATACGAGTCAAGCAGAGCTGCCTGTTGTTTTGCGGCCTCTCGTCGTGCCAGCATCTCTTGAGCTTTTTGCTCAGCCAGTGCTTCCGCATAGGCTTGGGCGTTCTCAAAATCATCTGGCGCTGGGGGAGGTGCGACCGGCTGTCTAGCCTGTTGCTCCGCAAGCCGTTGGGCTTGATCTCTTTCCCATTTGCGCTGTTCTCTTGCGAGGCGTTTGCCTACAATCGCGTCCAACTCTTCTTGAGAGAACGATTTCGTAGACTGTTGTTCCTCCGGCGTCGTCTCAACAGATTCAGGTGCCGCCGTGGCTTCCTGTTCCGGCGCGGGGCTGATCTCCGCTACAGCCTGTTCTTCGTCGCTCAAGGCAACTTCCTTTCTGACCTAGCTATCCGGCTAGTCGGTTAATTTAATTTACTCTTCCGTTGACGGAACGTCAACAGGTTGTAACTGTTGTTGAATCTTTACTGCTAATGGAAGCGCTTGTTGGGCTACGCCCAATCCACCTGCTTTAGTAGCAATATCCAGAAGCTGAATTAAAGTGTTCAATTCTTCATTCGTAAACATTATTCTGCTAAATCCCAAGTTTGTGTTGTTTCATCCCAAGTATAAATTTTTCCGTCGGTAGGATAGGGTATAGGAGGATCCCACAGACAAGTTTGCGTATCTAACAACCAAGAAGAATATGGTTTTGGCGGTATAAAAGCGTCTAACACCAAGTCGTATGTGAACCCAACTCCGGCATAATTCTTACGGTATGCGATACCGCCGTCGGGTTGATTATTCGAATCATAATGAACGCCGCCGCGTGTGTTATAACTTGTCCGTTTACAAACTTGATTTCGGATAGCGCCGTAAAATTGTTCCCAATTTTCAGACGTGTCAGTTTCATCTTTACCGGGTATGACTTCGGTAACTAAATTATTTTCGTTAAGAAAAGCATAATAAGCCATTACCAGTTTATGCTCCCCGTCCCTGCGGTAAAAGTATAGATCGTATTGCCGCCAGACGTTGTTTTTGAATAAGTTAAACCAGCACCAATAGATATTAAATCCGTATTTGAACTTGGGTAACTTATAATTACAACGCCAGAACCACCAGCACCTCCAGTTCCAGTACCAGAACTTGTAGACCCACCACCACCGCCGCCGGTATTAGGTGATCCGGCTGAACCTGTAGTCATAAGACCACCATTGCCGCCGCCGCCGCTGCCGCCAGAACCAGCGGTGCCGCTACGCGTTGCTCCGCCGCCGCCGCCAGCATAATAAGTACTATTAAATGAGTTAGATCCAATACCGCCGTTGCCGCCTGAACTTCCTGTCCCCGCGCTACCAACCGCACCTGCGCCGCCGCCGCCACCACCACCGTATCCAGATGCGGCAGCTCCGGCTAGTCCGCCAGCGTTTCCTTGTCCAGAAGTTCCCGAACCAACGGTTCCCGACGCGCCACCGCCTGCGTTAATTGCTGCACCGCCGCCGGATCCGCCGGTCGCGCCATTATTGTTTGTGTTATCGCGGAAACCTGCGCCGCCGCCGCCTGTTGACGTTACAGAAGAAAAAACTGAATTAGCGCCATTTAATGCAGACGCTGCGTTATTATTTCCGCCAGGGCCGCCAGCACCAACAGTTACTGTATAGGAAGTCCCTGCGGTTACAGAAAGGGAGCCTGTTCGATAACCACCGGCTCCGCCACCACCACCGTCTGCATAAGTCCCGCTGTTAATGCCGCCACCACCACCACCGCCTGCAACAACAAGATAATTTACTGAAGCGGGCGCTCCAGCCGCAACAGCAAACAACATATTCTGTATGCCAGACATTAGGTTACTCCGGCACCAGATACGACGAATGTCGGCGTAGCGCCGCCAGTAACGCAAAGAAGCGTAGCCGTTCCGTATTGAGCAAGCGTTCTATTGCCAGTTGTTGCCGTTCCAGCAAGACGGAATGTTACGTTAGTTCCAGCCGTTATTGTTTGGTTAGATCCTGAATTGTTGTAAATCGTGAACACATCGCCAGCGCTGTAGATTGACGCATTAACAGTCACGCCGCCAGTTGTGATGCTGATATGCTTGCCGACGTCGCTTGTATCTGTTGGCGTATAAGCGCCAGTCTTTGTGACTTGCGGGATGTTACGGAAACCAACTTTATAGCCATTTCCAGACGCATCCATAAAGTTGAAATCGCCGGAAGATGAATAAAGAGAAATGCCGTTTGTTAGCGTTCCAGCCGGTGCGGTGCCGTTGAAGAGGTCGAGATGAGCTGTTCCGGCGGTTGTTCCGCGCGCCGCTGTGCCGCCAACAAGGACATTGCCGGAACTGTCGATGCGGGCGCGTTCTGCATATGCCCCACCAGAGCCTGTTGTTATAAACTGTAAATAACCGCCATAATTTGATGTGCTTTCTAGTCTGCCGCAGACTTTAGCCATCGTATATACTGCTGTGGCCTGCCCGGTGTTTGTTGTAAATGCAAGAGAACCTCCCGTATCGGCAGCTCCGGTGCTTGTTGAACCGATGGATACATTCGCACCACCTGCTGTAGCGCCAATATTAGCTGAATTAAATTGCGCTAACGAAGAAGTGTCGGTTGTAACAAAGGCTGTCGCTCCGACAACCAAAGTGGCTGTAGGGCTTGTATTTCCTATCCCCAAACGCCCACTCGCATCCAGGCGCATACGCTCTGTGCCATTTACTTGAAATGCAAATAATCCACTTGTCGAAGCAGTCGCATTTATCGCACTGACAGATGTGCTTTCATCTACAGAGAAAGCAAACCCAGGATTATTAGTGCCTCCAATATACCTGAACACAACCCCGTTAGTTCCATCAGAAGGCATTTGAACTTGCAATTTTACCGTAGGGGTAGTTGTTCCAATGCCTACCGAGCCTGTAGAAGAAATACGCATACGCTCGGTGCCAGACGTGGAAAACCCAAGAACGCCTGGCAATCGAAACATGCCCATTGATGTATCAGCAGAAAAAGTATAGTCGGGCGCAGCGGCAGACAACCCTGATGCCACTGCAAAGTTTGGTGCAATAAAGTTTGTGCCGTTAAACGTAAGTCCAGCGTTTGAGCTAAACGCGCTTGTGCCATTCCCATACGGTATATATCCAGCCGTCAGCGAAGTGAGGCCAGTACCGCCGTTGGCTACGCCAAGCGTGCCTGTGATACCGGCGGCAGGTATGCCCGTGCAGTTGGTGAGTGTACCTGACGAAGGTGTGCCAAGAGCGCCACCGTTGACGACAAACGCGCCTGCAGTTCCTGTGTTGACGCCAAGAGCGGTGAGGACACCTGTGCCGGTCGTTGTGCCAGAGAGCGTATTTGTGCCGCTGTAGTAGGTGATTTGACCGACTGTGCCAGTGTTGATTGTGCCTGTAGCAACGGCCCCCCAAGAAGTGTTACCCAATCCGTCCGTCAACAGAGCGTAATTATTTGTGCCGCCAGATGTCGGCAGGGTCAGCGTCCAAGCAGACGAATTGTTACCTGAAGCAATAGATACTGAATTAGCGCTTGCTGAATTATACAGCTTTGCAACGCCGGACGTTGTTGACGCAACGCCCAGAGCCATCGTGGCTGTGCCTGTGCCATTTACGAAAGTAAAGGCCGCATCACCACCAAAAGCGCCTGCGTTATTGAACTGAACTTGCGTGTTAGAGCCGCCAGGCGACCCACCACCACCACCACCGCCTGCCGCCCAAGACAGGACGCCGTTGACGTCAGTCTGGAGATAGTAGCCGTTGACAGGTGCAGCCGCAGGAAAGGTAAGCGTATAATTTGCAGCCGTAGAATTAGATGATTGCAGCGTGACAGTATTGGCGCTTGTGTTGGATAGAATCAACGTGCCGCGTGTCGAACTGGCTGTGCCGAGTGTGACTTGAGACGTAAATCTTGGGCTAGTCGCAAATACTAGAGGCCCAGATCCTGTTTCATCCGTGACAGCCGATGCGAGATTCGCCGATGATGGCGTCGCCAAGAACGTCGCAACACCTGAACCAAGGCCGCTAACGCCTGTGCTAATAGGTAATCCCGTCGCATTTGTCAGAGTTCCTGACGATGGCGTGCCTAATGCGCCACCATTAACAACGAAAGCGCCCGCAGAGCCGACATTTACCGCTAATGCAGCCGCGACGCCCGTTCCAAGACCACCAAGACCTGAAACTGGATAGCCCGTGCAATTAGTCAGATTACCGCTGCTAGGCGTGCCAAGTGCGCCATTAAACGTAACAAACGACCCCGCAGAGCCGACATTGACAGCCAGAGCCGTCAAAACACCCGTGCCAGCGCCTGACAGGGCTGAAATTGGATAGGCGGTGCAGTTTGCTAGATTGCCGCTGCTAGGTGTGCCGAGTGCAGGCGTCACAAGCGTCGGAGACGTCGCTAGGACGATGCTGCCAGAGCCAGTTGTCGTGTTACCGAGCGCCGTGACCGTGCCGCTTGTTGGAAACGTCAGCGATGTTGAGCCGGAGAACGTAAAAGTAGCGCTGTGAGCGCCAGATGTCGCAAAGGTAGAACCATCAGCCAGCGTGAGCGTCGCGCCCGTGGCGGGAGCCGTCATTGTAATCTTATTGACCGAGCCACTTAGGAGCAAATTACCGCTTTTATCGACGGTAAATGACCCTGTAGAAGACCCCGAAATCGTTAAATTTAAGAGCTTGGATGTCGCTGACGAACCAGTGTCGGTAACGGCTAATTTAATGCCGTTCCATGTAGTTGTAACGTCATTCCAAGTGTCAGTAAGATTATAAATAAAGGCCATTTAGGTCACTCGTAGAAGATCGTCACGTTTGGATTGGTTCCACCGAGAACGACATAAAGACCCTTGCTTAACGTGACACCTTCAGGCGGAAATGAGTAATTGCCTGGGACTGCGCCCGTAAAAGTCGATACAACAACAGGATCTGAGGTCGAAGCCGTAGCCGAGTCATACACAGCGATGGTCGGGGTCGTGCCACTGGAGACGAAAACGCCTTTTACCTTGGCAAGTCCTACTTTAACTTGCGAAGTGGCGGTAAGATTTAAAGCATAAGCCATGATTTCCTCACGCTAGGAATTTCAATTTATACAGGGTTTTGAGATAAAGACCAACTATCTCGTCGATAATGTTTTGAATCGCCGTATCGTCCTTTTCACAGACTTTATAGCGAAGATCTTCAACATCTTTCAGTGAATCTTCAAGAAACTCGACAACATTGCCCGTTTTCTTAGCTGAATGGAGCGTAATTGGCCCAATTAGACCGTGTCTGCCTTGATAGGCTTCGGCCAAATCGTCCGCTAACTCGATCACATTCTCATAAAAACCGCCCAAAGCCTTATGTTTTGCATAAGATCGGGTGTTTAGATGCACGCTGTGAGTCACATCGCGGGCTAAGAAGAGGTGGCCTATCAGATCCCCGCAGCTCATTATTCTAATCCTGGCAGTTGTGGTTGCATCGGCGTGTTACGCGGGACAATATCGCCCGTGTCCATCGCCGCTGCGACTGTTCCCATTACGATGTCTTGGATTTGTTCAGGCGACAACCCGCTTTGCATAGCCTGAAGACGTTTAGTCTCTGCGTCATACGCCTTGATCTGCGTATTTTGCTCGTCAATCGCCAGTTTCTGCATGTCATATGACTGTTGCAGTTGCTGAACCAGCGCCGCAGTCTGTTCCATCTGGTTCGCCATGTCGTTCATCTGAGCGCGCATCATCTGCGCTTCTGGCGACTCATCCGTATTATCCAGAACCTTCGGATCGAGCGTCTTGGCAAACCGAGCCGCCATCTCCTGCGCTCCAGGCCAATCCATGTTCTTAATAAACAGATCGCCTGCCACGCCCCAGAGCTGCGGGTTGGTCTGCAAGATCATCTGCATCGCTTCCATCGCCTCTTGGCGCTTGGTCGCGTAGCTTGGGCCGGTCGTGACTACGACGTCGTATGTGCCGACTGATGGGTTGTAGATCTTTTCGATATCTAGACCCGTAATCGGATCCTTGATGACGCGCACTGGTTCCGGCTGATTTGGGTTGATCTTCACCATACCCACTTCGCCATCTAATCCTACGATTCTCGCAACACGTTCCGTGTCATAGATTTTAGGGATCAGATCTACCAGTTGTCTTGTCGTATATCTGACCGCACGGGCGAGATTGTCCACATAGTGGTATGTGGATGTATCGCCTTGGTTTTGCCGAGCCAGAATCGCACGACCCGTCCTTTCGTTACTGGTCGCACCAATGGAGCTGTCGTATTGACCCGTGGTCGATTTGATATCTTCCCCAGCGCCCATTTTGGCCTGGATAAGGCCGGTTTGCGCCATAGGCGGCTGCGCGCGTTCAGGTAATGGAAGAGGATTTCCAGCGCCATCGGTGACGTCGGGGTTGACTTCGAGGTAGGGCCAGTTGTTCGTATTGGCCGTTTTCCAGTTTGTTTCGTATCCTTCAAACTGACCCCCATATCCGATAAACGGTGCTTTTGGTGCCAGCGCCAGCATTTCTGCTTCCTGGCTGACCCAGTAGTTATACATGCGCTGCGCGTCTTTGGCGTTTCTCACCAAACCGCTGATGTATAGCTGTCCGTCTACCTCAAACTCATTACCAACCACGCGGATGACAGGAATCCATTTACCCGCCCAGTCGCGTTCCTCTAACACCTCGAAGCCGTTGGTCTTCATCCACTTGACTTGTCTGTGCTCGCTTGTGCGAGATTTCAGCGGCTTGCCAAACATCGCCTTGAGCTGCTTATCCATCGGCGTGCCATCAAACGCCGTCATGTTGTCTGGATACAGGTTCAGCTTGCGTTTTTGATGTTCAATATAAAAATACTCAGCTATGCGGACGGTTTCCTGGCTCATCCACATGCTGAGTGACTGATCGCCAACGCCTTGCGACATCATCACAGAGATCGGCAGCGCGTCAGGATACAGGCGCTCGTATTCTTCTTTCGGAATGTCTTCCGTTATGAAGCACCATTCCGCGTCTGATCCGCATGGATCATGGATCATCGGATCCATATAGACGCTGAAGCTGTTGCGAACGCGCCCGATCTTCAGGTCTTGGTCGAACGAGTCTTCGCGGCAATATTCCGTAAGGATTCGGATATAACCTTCGCCGTAGGTAACTTGATTGTCGCAGGCGGTATCATAAGCAACGTCCGCGTCCGACAAATATTCGATGTGTCTGACAATACCTTGAAAGACTTCTGCGACCGCGACGTCGGCTTTATCGTCCGCTGGGATGACTTTGCCGGAGGGGCGGTTCTGTCGTTGTTCATTTGTTACCAGCCTAACATGCTGTGGCAGCTTGTTAATCGTCAGGCATGGCCGCGCGTTGATCGTCTGGCCCTGCACCGCGCCCCTGGTCGCCAAGACGTCGGCAGGCCATTGCCAAGCATTATCTGGAGAACCTGCCATAAATCGCAAGTCGTCCAGCTCGTCTTCTCTTGAATCTGAATAGGCTGCGCTCGCCACCGTAAAGCGGTGACGCATCGTCGCCAGACGGTCGCCGTCTGGGTTGTCTGATACCTGGCCTGCGCCTTCTACATCACTTGCAGCCACTTTTGCCGCCTTTGCTCATGCCGCCTTTTTTGGCCGCTGCGCTCCGCTTAGTAGCATAGGCGATTGCAACGCTCTGTTTCATAGGCTTGCCCGCTTTAACTTCAGCGCTAATGTTCTTACGAAAGGCGTTCTTAGATGTGGACTTAACTAGAGGCATTATTTCTTCCTCGTCTTAGCGGATTCCTTAAACGCTTTTGCTGTCGGTGCGCCTTTAGCGCCGACCTTACGCATCTTCTCGCCCGATCCGGCTGCGATGCGCGCGCGTTTAGCGTGTATGTTGGCGTATAGCCCTGGCTTACTTGCCACAGTTCCACCTTTTCATTGATGCTTTAGCGCGCTCGGCGTTCTTTGATTTAGCGACTACGCCGCCCATGCGCGCGCAAAAACTAGCCTTACGGCCCTTGTCAGCTTCAGTCTTTGGATGCGGCGCAGGTGCTTTTAACTTGCTGCCCGTCGCAGCATTATATTTAGCACGGCCTTTAGCCGTTAGACCAGCGCCCGCTTTCGTCGATAGCTTCTCGCCACGACCTACAGACAGTGACACAGACTTTTTAGCCATTTAGTGCGACATCCAACCAGACGATGCAGAGCCTTGACCATAACTGACGCGGCGTGTGTTGTCTACCCGCGCCTCGCGTCTAGCTACGGGAAATGCGAAGGTTATCGCGATAGCGTCCGCCGCATCTGGAGACGCCAGGCCTCTGCTCTTCATGTCCTTCTTGCTTTCCAGAAAGATCGTGCCTTTGCTATCCGGCTTCATCATCGGCCCGATAAGGTCAGACTTTAAGTAGCGATCTTTCGGTATGCTCGCGTCCTTCAGCCAGTCCTTCATCGCGCCCCACATCTCCGCGCGCTTGTTCCCATACATCATGGGCTTTGTGCTCTTATTGCCGAAGTTCACCCCGCGCACCTTGTAGCGCTGCTCCTTGAGCCTATCCACCACGCCAGCGCCCAAGCCGCCTTCGTCGATGACGACTAGCGCAGGTTTGAACTCTTCGATCACGTCGATGACACGACCGACAACCTCCATCGTGTCGTCGCCTCTGTAGCGCTTGATCGCCAGGATGTCTCGGCCCTGTCGTATCGCTATAACGGTGGCGTCGGCCCCAAAGCGTGCTGGATCCACTCCGACCACGATGGGGGCGGACTGGTCGGCGACAGCGGGACGCTCCATTGCCTCGTCAACCAGCGAGTTTCCGATGAACTGGTCGTCTGATGCGTTGGGGAACTGACCATAGACCTCGACGTGCGCCGCGCTGGAGTCTGGCCCATACTCGTCAATGATCTGTTGGTAGACGGCTTTATCCGTCCCTTCGACAGATCTGGCATCGACAATCTTATTTCGCCAGAAGTCGCGCTTGGAGTTAAAACACTCATAAAAGTAACCAGAGTTACGACGGGGGTTGCTGAAGCACAACCAAAAGCGATTAGGGGTATTTTCCGTAAAAAAGCCCGCTGCCACTGACCAGATAGAATCATCAATTCCGCTCGCCTCATCGAATACCAGCATGACACCCGCGAAGTTGTGCACGCCCGCATATGCGTCAGGATTCTCCGCACTCCACAACCGCCCTTCTACGCCCCAATAGCGCGTTCCCATCTTTAGATCACGTTCGACCAACTCCGCGATCCACTTAGCCGGTAGCACTCGCGTTGCGGACACCTCAAACCAGTGGCTGTGAATCGCCATGCTCAACCACTTCGTTATCTCAGCCCAGGTGACTGAGCGGAGCTGCGCTTCCGAGTTAGCCGACACGATGGTCGTCGATCCGATCCGCGTGGTCAGCATCCAGATAGTGAGCCAACTGACTAGCGCGGACTTACCGATACCGCGCCCTGAACTGACCGCCAGCCGCAGCGTCTCAAAGTCTATGCGTCCGTTGTTCGCGTGGATGTGATCGCGCAGTTCAACCAACACCTCGCGCTGCCATCGGCGCGGGCCTTCGAAGTGTTCAAGTGGCGTATTCGGCTTTCCCCACGGGAAGGCTAGTCTCACGAAGGCCAGCGGGTCGTTCTTCAGCGCGGGGTTCCACAGCGTCGCCATTAAGCGCTGTTCTTCCTCCGGCGAATATACCGTCGTTTGCATCTATGATTTGCCCTTCGATGACTCTTTGCTGCGCTTCTTGCAGCGCCGCCGTAATAGATATGGTCTGGTTCACTTCGACGCTGACGGCCTGCTTGGCGACCCAGCCGTGCGCGTGCTTCAGCATCTCAAGCGCCGCTTTAGTGTCGCCGTTCAACGCGGCTGTGCGGAGCACGTTCGCCATCTCAGCTTCGCCATCTGCGCGGCCTTTGGTTTCCGCATACTCAGCGATAGGATCGAACTGCACAAGCCGGCGATACTCTACAGGCATCATGCCGGCAGCTAGCGCCAACGCGTCACCTTTAAGTCCTTTGCGCGCGGCCTCGTAGATCAGTTCGAGATTCTTTTCTGTGGCCTCTATTTTTCGAGGCTCATATGGCAAGCTTTCAAACATAGAATCTTTATTACCATATTTTAAAAATAAAAAAAAGTTTGTGTAACCCCTGCGTAGATATTCCCAGACCACGCAAGGCCCAGTCCCCCCGTCGCGTCGCATGCCGTCGAATTGGCGCGCATGGTCGCTTAGTCAAATGATTGTCAACTATGTTTACATAAACTAAGTTGTCATTCAAATGTCGATAAAGGTCATGGTCGTTATGGTCATGTGATTTTATGTTGAGGGTCACACTGGTATATGATTGTCAACATATGGTCATTTGCATGGTCATGTTTGGGTCATGTTAATGACCATAATAAAACGCTGAAAAGATAGAGCTTTCTGGCTCTTGGTCATCATGGTCATCTTTTCGCAACACGCCGGAGCTGTAATAGGCCTATACATACTTGTATACATACATATATATTTTTTAAATAGATAAATATAAAATGACCATAATGACCATAACGTCACATTAGCCCGCAATATCAATATATTATTCATGGTCATTTTATCCTTTAAAAATGACCATGCAAGACCAAACATGACCAGATTAAACAAAAAAAGTGTATCAATAGCAAAAAAAGCTCTTTACAAACAAAAAAACTGTGTTAGTATGATCATATTGAAAAGAGGAGACAAGATAATGACCATATGGAAAAGCAACCCCGAACTGATGGCGCGTTTAACATCGGCGCAAAATCATCCGGCAAATATCAATCAAGACATAATGACTTTTTGCGCTTTCTTCACGACGGTCGAGCAATTGCAAAGACATGTCGAGCACTATGAGCAGCAAGCGGCGCAACACGTCGCGCCAAAGAAAAGAAGGCGGCGCGCATAAGCGCCGCACTAACCTCTAACTAAAAAGGACTAAATATCATGCGCACTACTTTTGATTTCATCAGCGACCCTGGTCATGGCTGGCTTAAAGTTAATACTCGCGACTTGTTCGCGCTAGGATTAACGCCGGCGGACTTTAGCTCATATAGCTATCGCCGAGGCGACGATCTTTATCTCGAAGAAGACTGCGACGCGTCGCTGTTTATTCAGACTTATATTCATAAAACAAACAGCAAGCCAAAATTCCGCGAACGCGTCGCGCGCGAAAAAAGATCAAAAATTCGTAACTATGATCATAATGGTCGCTATTGACTAATAAAGATTTTGTGCTAGCGTCCCACTGTCTTTTTGTCTCAATATGAGGTTAGTCTAATGATCGATAATGCAACCGCCTTGCGCCTAGCGATAAAGCGCAATCAATTTACTGGCTTGATATTATACGAAGGGCCAAGCGCCATCGATGGCGCGCCTATCGTGGCGATAGCTAATCGCATTATCGCGAATAGCGCCAATGCCAAGACCGGCGCAATGGTTCAAACCTTCATTATTCGCGCCGATGTTAATCCTTTTACCGCTATCAAAGATGGACGCGATCATAGCATATGCGGCGATTGTCCCCAGCGACCCTTTAAGGGCGGTAAATGCTACGTAGACGTGGCTAAATCAGTAGTGAGCGTTTACGGCGCGTATGAGCGCAAGCGCTATGCGCGCCCTGGTATAGACTATGATCCTGCTATATTGCCTGAGCTATTCGAGGGGCTAGCGTTCAGGCTCGGCACATATGGCGACCCTGCCGCGATACCTTTTCAGATATGGCGCGCCGCGACGTTAAGAGCTGCCAAGATCACAGGCTATAGCCACCAATGGCGCGATCCCCGTTTTCAGGCTTTCTCGCTGCTATGCATGGCTAGCTGTGAGAGCGAGAGCGACCATTTATTAGCAAGCGCTTGCGGGTGGCGTACATTTAGAGCGAAAAAATCTAAAGACGTTAAATCATCTAATGAAATTGGGTGCCCTGCCGCTAAAGAAAACGGCGCGCGCGCTAGCTGCGATAAATGCGGCCTATGCGCCGGCAATAGCAGCAAATCATCTAAAGATATCGTGATCAATTTACACGGTTTCCGAGTAGGGAGGGCCGCATAATGGCTATTATGCAAGTTACTACTAAGACTGTATCGCTAAAAATCATAATGAGGAGCGCTCTATTCAATCGCGGCGTTAAAGAGGCGCGAGAAGGTAAACCATTTAATTATGACGCGGGAAAAACGCTCAACGACCAATGGGCCTATGAGCGCGGGCGATTGTTTGGGACGCGATATAAAACAACCCCAATAAAAGATCATAGGGGACGCGTTACTTACACTGCACAAGATGACATGGCGCAAGCTTTAAGAGAGGGGGTTATATTATGAGAACACTATCAACAATAGCGCGCGAGATATCGCAAGATTGGCGCAAGCCATACTTCGGCGCGGTACCATACCTGCAAGCCATGTCAACACTAACCGATATCAATCAACCCTATGGCTATGATAGCGGCGAATCTATTGTTCGGTATTTTCTATGTAACGCCACCACATGGCGCGGCGATACCGCGCGACGTGTAAAGGCCGAATTGAAAGGCATGCTAAAATGATTGAACTAACACTAGACCATGAAGCGGTCGAGGCGCTTATTAAAATCTTAAACGCTCAACCCGAGCCTCTGCCTTGGCATTTAATAGACGCGCTGCACACTATGCAAGAAGAGTACGATAATGAGGCCGAGCGCCAACATAGCGCGCGGTATGACTGGGACAGAACGGCTGAGAATGACTAAGGGGGATAACATGACATTTACATATAGTTTCGATGAGCTTGAACTAATCAAGGGATATGCCGTCAT